CGATAGCGCTTTTGCTAGTGCCATCTCGCCTTCTTCCCGATCCGATCCGGTGTAACCATCACAAAAATAGGCATCGTTTTCTTTGTTGCCTCTGAATATCCGGAATGCGGCATCATCCTGGTTATTATACCAGGATAAAACTGCCGATAAACTGCTTTTTTGTACGCCGTAGTTTGCCATAAATTAGATATACTGAATGCCGAAACAAAACGAAATGTTAGTTGTGTTTGCCGGTGCCGATGCAATTTGAACAAAGGATTTATCCCAGGTTACTTTTTGTCCGCTAAATTCAAACAAAGAACGAACAAACGGATCGGTGCTGGCTTGTGTACGGTTAAGATCGGTCATCGGAATACGATATAGATCCTGGCGATCGTCAGCATAAAGTACCAAAAATGATTTTTGGATAATAGCTGTACTAGCTGGGGTGTTGCCGGTAGGGGTTGCGGTAATGTTGTTAACTGTATATGTTGATACAGCTAGCAAGCTAGTGTAACGCAATTTTGGAAGATCCGGGAAATTCCAAATAGTGCCGGTTTGGCCGGTTGATGCTACGCCAGGCACAATAATCTCTACGAACTCGAATTTTTGTGATTTAAAACCCATTGTTTTGGTTTTAATAAGTTTAAAAATAGGGCTTCTTTGTTTTTGCCTTACGGCGTGCGGCTTCACCCATTCCGCAACTAATTACACAAATTAACGTACCGGAGTGACGTTCTGCCCAAGGTGGCCTCTCATAATGATAACCACACGGCTGTTGGTTTCAACTGCTGTAAGCGCTTGAGGAATGTTAACCTGCAGAATATTTTGCTTTGATCCTACCATTACCCATCCTGGCTCTACGGGGTAGAAACCTGAATCGGCACCTGACTGCTGATCTTTTGACGTAATACCGGACGCACTATAGTAGGCGTTGGTTGTGCCTTGCGTTTGAGGTACGCTGTAATGACGATAAAGATCGTAACTAGGAACAATTTGACGGTTATTTACAGTAAGCGACAAACTAGCATTGTAAAAAGAATACAAAGAACTAGCGGTGTTTGCTGTGCTGAAAATAGAAGCGTTTGGATACGTTACCAATTGGAAGGTAGTATCGGTAGAGCTAGATGGTTTGCAAAAACCGATAAAAATACTGCTGCAATAAAACGCGTCTTGCAATGCCAGCAAATTAGCTGTATTGGGAGGCGTTCCCTGGCTGTTATCATTCACCAGGATAGGGAATTGGTACAGCGTTTTGCTAGTTGACAAGGTCAACTCGGTGCGCAAATAAGATTGAGAGAGAACGGCCTGGCCCAAAGAAAAGCCGGCTGCTTGAATCGCGTTTTTTGCTTTTTCAAACGCGAGGCGAGATCCTACTGTTGATGCCATATTATTTTTTGTTCAGTTCGATTGCCCTGTCCACGGCTTTGTTTAAATTAAATATAGGTGAAACGAAATAAGTATTAATAATTATCTTCATAATCTTCAGTATCCATTCCAGCCATTACCGAAAGATCATCACCGGCTAAAACTTGATCATCACCAGCAATTACGGATAGGTTGTCGGGTACTTCACCAACAGTTACCGGAAACATCATAGTGTCATCCATTGCGCCCAATGCGGGTACAAAAGATCCAACGAGTCCAGCACCACCGGCCGCGATCATACCGTTACCGATTGCTTTACCCAATTCACCTTGAATCAGGCGAGGGAAAACTGCGGCACCCAATACAACTACGCCAGCATTTTTAATACGTTCGTCAACGTTAGGCAGCAATTTTTTAGCTACCAAACGGCCAGCAACTGCACCGGCAATAATTCCGAGAGCTGCTTGAATGTTTGCGCCACCCAATGCGCCCATACGGCGGCGGGTTGTTCTCCGGCGACTTGTTTTTTTTCTACGTTTTGCCATTGTTTTTTATTTATATTGATTTGCTACGTCCAAATTTACCACAACAGTTGATCGGCTAGCCATCCTCTTGATCCTTTAACTATTCGATCAGCTGCGTGTCTTTTTTTATACATTTTTCGTCTTTTCTCTGCTACTTCCCTACCCTTGTATTCCAAGTATGTAGGGTAGTCATAATATCCTCTTGCCCCGACGCTGGTAATGTATTGACCATTTTTGCTATACACGTCTATTTTTTTTCCGGGCCGTGTGCTAGGTAATACTTTTACTCCTAGCTTTCGGGCCTTTCGTAGTGTGTATGGCTTTATTCGATACACTATTTTATGTTTTGTGCAATTATTTGATTTGTTTCTCGTAATTGCTTTAATAGTTTTGTTATTGTCGTTTTATATCTTTTAATCACTTTTTTTGCTTGTATTTTTTCTTTTTGATCTAATCTACCATACGCGTTTTGTATCATAGCAACACGCTGTATATAATAATCAATGCTTTTTTCTAGGTTATTTCTAACATTAAACATCTGATCATCAATTCCACTAATAACGCGAATGTTTACGTTATGGCTTTTTGTGTCTTTGTGCATATCGTTAGTGCGCTTTCCTTTCTTTGCTTTCACCTTTGTTGGTGTTGCTTTTTTCTTTGTACCTCCTACACTAACATCTTTTTTTGAATAAGTCATTGCCCAGGCTTGTTTCACCGCTTGCGCTTGTGTTAACTTTGGATTTTTCTTCCGTAATTTTTTGGCCTCGGCAACTACTTTTTTGAACCGCGCCTGGTTTGCTTTTTGTTTTGCTGTCATTTTATTACTTTTTTCGGGTTACGAAATACAAAATTGCAGCACCACCAATAACCAGGGGCAGCATATTTTTACCCATTGTGCTAGCCGGCTTTGTAAATTCCGGTGCTGGGGTTGTTGTTGTTTCTTCTAATTGATTCGCGGCCTCATTTTCCGCAGCTTCTTTTTCGGCTTTTGGCTGCAATGCTTTTTTTGCTAGATCCTGGGCCAAATTGTTAACTGCATCTTTTCCAACTTTAACTAATTCCGCTGGATCAATTCCTATGCTCGTTAATAGTGTGCCGACTTTAACAAGTAATGGCGCGGCGGCTGTTGCTGCTGCTGCTGGTGCTACTCCCATTTGCGCATCGTATCGGCATCGGCAATTACGTCCGCATCCACAACCAAAAATCCGGGGTTTCGTTTGACCTTTCTCCCATTGTGTTTTTAGTGCTTGTATTTTTCCGCCGGCACTTTCCCAAAAAATTTGAACCTTGCTGGGGGCTTTATCCCAGGCCTTTGCTAGCTTAACAGCCAGGTTAGCAAAATTGATTTTAACAAGTAGCAAAAACGCGTTCCGCACCGGGCTTGCGGCTACTTTCAACACTGCTTTTGTTCCTTTCTTTATTTTTTGCCCTAGGGTTTTACCAGCTGCTTTTTTTGCTGCTTTTTTTTCGGCTTTTGTTGCACCGATTCCGCTTATTGTGTATAACGCCATTTTTTTATCTTTTGCGTACGTGTACGGTTTTTGATAATTATATTCATTTAATACAGGATCAAGCCAAATTTCGCTACCGCCTGGGTTAATTACCACAAAAACGTGCTGTGGCTGCTTATCCAACATTCGGTAACTCGCAAAACGGTATGCAAATGGTATTCCAAGGTGTTGCAATATTCCACCGGAAAAACCAGCGTAATGTTTGCAATCACCAAAACCCTGGGCCAATATAGCTGCTGGGCTTTTTACCGTTTGCCGATCACCCGGCTCAATGACATATTTGACATTTGATTTTAAAAAATCATAAATCTTTTTGCCGGTTTGTTTTGGATTCGATCCTTCAAAAAAAGAACTAATTTTTTTATATTCCGGGGCATACATTTTATGCGCTTTTGTTATTGCGCTAATAATGTCGCCGGTACTTTGATCCTCTACTATTTTTCGTTCCTGGGCTTTGTAGGGGGAAAGGCGGCCCAGGATCGCGCCTACATTCACAATAAACTGTTTTCAATCGGAATGTTTGTGCCGTCAACATTAGCCGAACCGGTAAAACGTACCGATATACTACCTACCGGCTGCATCAAAAGTTCCTTAATTGACTGAAATACGCCTAATGCGTTAGGCCGGGCCGACAGCTTCAAAATGCTTTCGCTGTTCGGCTCAATAAACTGATCCCCAAAACTTGCAACATTGCCCAGGTATTTATCCTGGACATATACTGAACCGGCCAGCGACTTCAAAACTACTCGCTGGTTAGTCGGGTTTTGAACTGCTATTTCAACTGTGAATGTAGGCCGTAACAATGTCCCGGATGGGCGCACCGATCGCAGCAAAAAAATTGCTTTTTGCGAAAATGAATACCGGGCCAAAAAATACAAAGCTGCGGCACCGCCGATCAGCCAAAAAATTGTTTTTTTCAATGCGGCTTTTTTTTAATCTCATAGCGCCGCGGTTTGGATAGGTTAACACAATTTACGCCAGGGCCAGCGACATTCCAAATATATTTCTCTAACTATTGTTTTTTGCCCCTTGTGTGTCTGTGTGGGCAGCCACACATAGGGGCAAAGTTACATAAAATAGTTGACATTTCCAACTATTCGTGGGTACATTTTACCCACATTCATTTCGTTTCACCTACATTTCTAAATAAATGCACATATAAGGCCGTTTTAGGCGGTTTTTTAGCCATTTTGTGCCGTGTTGGTACTTTTCCCTAGTTTTTGCATTATCGGGCCTTAATAGGCATAAAAATGCCCCTAACGTAGAAACGTAGGGGCAAAAACCAAACCTTAAACCCTATGAGATTATGAAAATACTATTTTTTTGGGGTTACTAGCCATTTTCTACCGGTAAACTTTCCGCTAGCTTGATCGTAAAAGTTAATATACCAGGCCCCGGATTGCCTGGCGAATGATTCAAACGAATAGGGGGTTGATATATTCCGGTACTTCCTGGGCCGTTTGGTGCCAGGTTGAAAAAAGATTGTTGCGCTTTTTAGTGGTGTTGACATTTTATGTATTTTTGTCGTGAAACGAAATGATTGTGTTTTGTTACCAATCGTTTGTCGGGGCCGGCTTAATCGCTGGCCCTATTTTTTTACTATTTATCCGTTTTTTGATCAATTTTATTTTTATCTATTTCTTTATTTAAAAATTCTAAATAATAAATTAACTTTTTAGTATTTCTATTTAAATGCCAATACTCACCAAACAACTTTAATAAATAAAATTCTTTAGTTGATAGTATTATATATTTTTTAATTCTTTTTTTCATTTTTTAGGGTTTTTGAATGTTTGTTGTATTGTAAACTCGTATGGAATTTGCGTCCATCGGCCGTCAAAATTGCAAATAGCTATCGGCTCAAAATCATCAGAACTACGCAAAAATTTTGGCTTTAGTACAAATTGCTTTGCCTCGCGGTTTTTTTCAATTGTTAGGGTAGATTGCGCCCACCGGTCGCAATTGCTACCCAGGTGGCCCAGGGTTTCCGCGTTTCCTTTACTTAAATGCAATACTCCAATTAATAAAATGTTGAATTTTGTTGTAATTAATTTAAACCAATTAACCAGCTTGCGGCTTTCGACTTCATCGTTGTAATTTAAACATAGATCCAAAAATCCATCCACTATTAAAATGCTGCATTTTGGCGTAGTTTCTAAATAATGCCGGATCAATGCTCGTATCTTGTTTGGCCCATCCTGGCGCATACTAAACGCATCCAGGGTAAGCGGATAGCTTTTTAGCTGCGCCATTGTTTTGATCCTAGCCATTTGCCTAAAAAAATCGTATTGGCTGCTCTCGGTGTCAAAATAGGCAACTATCGGGCGTTCGGCTGGGGGCTTTAACTTAATTCCAAAACTGTCTTGATACTCCGATAAAAATGCGCTTGATATTGTGGCCCCTAGGTAAGTAGATTTGCCGGCTTTTGCCTGGCCGGAATAAACAACATAGTTTCCGGCCGTTCCGATAGTTTTGCCATTAATGGTTAATAATACGTCCTCCGGAGGCGGCTCATTAGACGGATTAAATATCCGTTCAATCAATATGCTTTGTAGATCGTTTGTCATTAAAAAAAAAATTGGGGCCGACTAGCGGCCCCGGTTGTTAATACCTATTCATTAGGTCGCAATAAACTAGCGCGGCAATTAATACCAACGCTAGGTGTAGTCCTGGACTAGCTAACAATTTGCAAAGTCGGCTTTTCATTTTCTTGTGGGTTTAATCGTTTCAATAATTGGTTTGCACCTTCAATAGCTGCATCGTAGGGGGTAACCTTGCTGCCTTTAATTGTTATATCCTGGCGCTGGTGTATATCCAAGTAAGTAGGTAGCAAAAACAAGCTAAAAAACTCTAGCTTACTCATTCCAGGCACCGGGGCCAAAATACGGCCTAAACTGTCCTGGGCGAATTGTGGGGGAAATGCTGGATCGTTGAATTTGTTTTCCATCGTTTGTTTTGTTCGGTATGCCGCCGTCCACCGGTTTTGATTAGTATTTATCTCGGTTGTGGTAATAATCCCACAAAAACCATATATATAAACCCAAAATAATCCACACAAATAATTGTGCAAATTCAACAATTTGTTTCATCGAATAGCTTTTTAAGGTGTTCGTGCTGGCGCTGATATTCGTCTATGCTATCTTCGGCAAGCGCTTTTAATTCCATCTCTAATTTAAACGGAATCAAATCCTGATCAATGGCATATTTTGTGCCATCCCTAAAGTGTAACGTTATCATTACGTCACTGCTGTCTAATTGTTTTGCGATCCAGCGTAGCGCCTCTATTTTTTGTTCCAGGCGTGCTAAATGGGGCAAAATTTGCCCCAGGTCAGAAAATAAGGAATCTTGCATAGTGCTTTGTTTAGGTAAGTAAAATCGTTTGTCATCCCGAAATTGGGACAAAAAACGATACTACCAAAAAAAACACTAACTTTTTTTAGTAATTAATAGGATTATCCCCAAAAAAAAAAGGGGTAAAAATGTAGTTACCGGCTTAAATGCTGTATTAAATGATTTTAAGCGGTTGATCCATCCCTTTAAAAATGCCTTATAGCTTGGCTGGCTACCTAAACTGCGAATATATGCCTCACGCCGGGCCTGGTATGCCTTAAATAGCTGTGATTCGGTTACTTGTTTAGCCGATTGTATTGCCTGGCTTGTGCTAGCCCCTGGCTTTCCCAGGTCTTTAACGCTGTCGCGTAGGTGTTGAAATGCCCTACCTGGGCCCGATCCCCACGCGGCTTCAGTCATTGCCAGGGCTACGCTGTCCGCTACTTCCGATCCGCGGACGGTTTTATAAAATTCGTAAATAAAGCGGCCTATTTCTTGATCAGTTAATTTTAAAAAACGTGAATGGGTAACCGGTGTTATTCCTAATTTACCAGCTAGGGCTTTAAAGGTGCAAAATGTTACTCCCTTATTGGTATGAATGCCACTAGGATAACAGCTTGCGGCTGTATCTCTTGGATCACTACTTGTTTTTCCCTCCCAGCGTAGTATATGCCGGGTGAAATCTCCCCACTTGTTGCTCGTTGCCGTTATCATTCGTTATCGTGATCTTTAGCCATACCCAGGCCCAGGCCGGTAGTGATGGCTGTTACTCCTTCAATTACGTTTCCTTTAATAATTAGGGCAATACCGCTAATTACGGATGCAATACCGAAAAACGTAGTTTTCCAATTTTTAGGTTTCTTTGCCATTGTTTTACTTTTTAATGTTTTCACTAATAAAGATAACTTTTTCTTCAATCCTTGCCAGGCGTTCGGCCAGGTCTTTTTGATCGCGTAATTGTTCCTCTAGCGCATTAATACGGCTATTTAAACTGCCCCATAAAACGCCAGCGGCTAACAATCCTCCAGCTATTTTAAATATGGTCGCTAGATTTTTTTCCATTTTCTTCTAATTGGTATTTAATAGTACCCCAAGCGCGCCATACAGCAGCGGCGCTTTCTAGGTTTGCAATTATTCCGCTTTTTACGGCTTGATCTAAAACTTGCTGAATTAGTGCTACGTCTTGTTCGTTTGTCATTTTATTTAAATTATGGTTATACCTAGTTGTGTGGCTGACCAATCAATTATCCAGGTGTTTGCATCCGGATCGACTGACCAATTCTGATAATCTACTCCATCAATTGTTTGGTTACCCTGGCTTAATTGTACTCCCTCGGAATCCAATAATTGATAATACAAAGTAGCGCTGGTATCAAAATTATCATATACGCCATTGCAACTGAATTGTGTGGCGGTTTGTACTTGTCCAGCACTCCAAATTTCTATAGGTTGAATTTCTACTGTCATAAAATTACATTGGTGAATGTGATAATTTTGCCCAAGCTCCAGCTTGATATACGCAAAGGTGCGAAATTGTTGTATTAAATGCTATCAATCCTTCGGCTGGTGTTGTTATTGCGTTTATTTGTGCCGTTGTCATTCTCGGAGGTAGGAATCCTTTTGTGGTAGATGTCAAATCTAATATCGAAGATGCGTTTGCAGCTGTTGATCCATTTCCTATACTTAAAGAACCTCCTGTATCTAATCTTGCTAAAAAAGCACCTCCCGCAATTGCACTTCTAAATAAATGTCCATTCGCAGCAGATAAACTATATGCATCATTGCTTGATATTTGTAAATTTATACTTCCACCACTATTCCAAGTCATTGCAGTTCCAGACCTGCCAAATGTATAACCACTACCACTAAAAAAATTTATTATAGGAGTATTTGAATAAAGGTTAATTGTTCCCGTTGTTCCATTATCCAAACGCAATTCGGTTCCGCTAATACGAGTAGTTCCGTTGACATCTAACTTGTAGCCCGCATCAGTTGTAGTTCCAACCATAAAATTACCACCAGTTGTCAATCTTGCCAATGCAGCACCTCCCGTAATTGCTGACCTTAAAATATGACCATTTGTTGCATCAATTTGATATGCTTCGTTTCCACTAATTTGTAATCTTATATTACCAGAACTATTCCAATACATTGTAGTTCCTGACCGATAAAACCTATAGTTAGTTGGGTCAAAAGATGCAAATCGTATTTCGGGAGTAGTGGAATATAAATTTATCACTCCTGTTGTTCCGTTATCCAAACGCAGTTCTGTTCCGCTTATACGAGTAGTTCCGTTTACATCAAGCAAATATGAAGGGTTTGTGTTTCCAATACCTACTTCACCGATTGCGTCAATATAAACACCTTGCTCACCAGCTGTTCCGCTTACATTACCTAATCTATAAATGTTATTTGTGAAATCGCAACTTATGCCTCTAGTATTGAACGAACTGCCCCAATAAGTACGAAGTGTATTTTGTAATGCGTCAATCATTATGCCCATATCGTTTGTCGATAGTGGGCTGTTTCCTTGTATTGTTAACCTATTTCCAGTTCCTTGTTTTGTTATGCTATATCTTGTTGCCGTTGTACCGACATCAAAAAATTCGATCGCGTTTGATCCATTGAATGTGCTGTCATAGGTTAAAATTAATGTGTTGTCAGTAGTATTTCCGTTATCGGTTACATTTTGCAATGTATCTACATCGCTGGCCCCGGTTTCTGCAATTTGCACCCATACGGTACCGGTATCCCGATACATCCCGGTACTAGGGTTATCAGTATCAACAAATATCCGCCCAGGAAGCTGCGGCGATGGCCTAGTGGCCAACGAACTAGCGTGTATGGCCGGGCTGGCCTTTTGGTTAGTTACCGGGCTGCTAAATTGTATTCCACTCATTTAATGTATCGTTTATACACTACGGTTAATTGTGGGCCAGCACCGGAAGCAAAATTAAAATAATATATTTTGACATTCATTTCATCTCGGTTGCCATCAATTGTTAACGTCTGATTGGGTTGTAATAAAACGTTATCAACTGTAACATTTACCGATCCGGTGTTAATAAACGCCACCGAATTACAATTAGTGTCCGTACTGTTGTTAGCCGAAAAAATTTTTGTTTCGGTTATGTATTTTTGGCAGCTCATTTGCACTCATTTAGATCGTTCATATAAATTTGCCGATCAGTTTGAACATCGGGCAAAAATGTAGTTTGATCAACTACATCGGAAACAATTTGTTTAGCTTCCTGGCTAGCTGTACGCGCACTCAATCCTAGTGGCGTTGTGGCTGCTGCTGCGCTTGTTGATCCGCCAGCTTTCTTTTTTCTATTCAAAAAATACCAATAAGCTATGCCCAGGCCCACCCATAAAATCCAATTAGTTTTTTTCATAAAATAAAAATATAGGTGAAACGAAATAATTAATAAAGGCCTATGTTATTATCAAAACCCTTTATTTTAGGCAAATTCAAAAAAGATTTAACGGCTGCGGCTGCTTTTGGATCTTTTCTTAATGCCTTTCTCTTTTGCGCTGCTGCTTTCTTTTCCGGACTGCGCTTAATAGTTTGCAATACGTTTTTTACTGTGTCCAAAACGTTTAATTTTGGCTTTACTACTTCAGCATAATCCGCCTCAAATTCACCTTCGGTTTGAATAATAGGAGATCCAGCATCTACGATAGTTCCCCGGCGCTTGGGTTTATTACTACTAAAAATAAACCAGGCTGCTGCGGCAGCAATTCCAACAAATAGTAATGTATTCTTTTTCATTTTTTTAATTTTGGGGCTAAATATCCAATTGCATAAATACCAAGTCCGGCAATTACAACAAATTTTAAAAACTTACCAGCATCTTGTAATGTTTCGGCAATTTTATCAGTTAATGTTTTTTCTTTTTCTTCTTCTTCTTCAATTTTTTGCTTTTCAGTTTTTACTCCTTGTGCAGCTAGTTTTTTGAATGAAAAATCTTTTGCATTATGCCTTACCAAAATAATCTTACCGTCAGCATCTTTTGCCATCCAATATAAATTTTTACGAACGCTTGATGGCGCAGCAAAACTCCATACCTTAAACGAATAGTTAACCGGTAATGTACCGGCTTTATCTTTATCCAATAAATCACCGGCTTTTAACTGACTACCTTTCCAAAAAATTACTTTTTTATTAGGGTACAACGTTTTGCCGATTACGTCTTGTGCTGAAACTATGTTTGGCATATTATTTACGAAGCATTGAAAGTAAAAAATTGATTTGCCCTTGATCCATTGCAGCCAGGCGAGCTAGATCATCCGCTGTTACTCCTTTAGATAGCAATACTTCAATGCTTTTGCTAATTTCGTCCGGATCTACGCCAGCGACTGCTTTAACCGGTGTGCTTTTTGTCATTAAGGTACCAGCCATATTAGTAAGAACGTTAATTAAAACGCTTTGAACTTGTGGGGTTTGCAATATACCGGCTAAAATACTACTCGGGGTTGCTGGGGCTTCGGCTTCTTCTTCTTCTTCATCCTCGCTTATTACTTCGGACATCCTTTCTTGGCGCAATGCCCGGATCTCGGATAGTATCTCATTCATTGCCTGGTATTGACCAGGTTGTTGATATACCGCCCCAATCGTTTGGCTGTGCAGCTGAAAAGTAATGCCAGGCGCCGATTTTTTGGCTTTTGGGTTACTAGGGTACAATTTTAAAAAATACACGTTATAGTCGGTCGGCTCAATTTCCGATAGCGCTTTTGCTAGTGCCATCTCGCCTTCTTCCCGATCCGATCCGGTGTAACCATCACAAAAATAGGCATCGTTTTCTTTGTTGCCTCTGAATATCCGGAATGCGGCATCATCCTGGTT